AATATTATACGGATGGCCGCTTTTTGGAGCGTGGGGATTTTGAATTATTTCCCCAAATTACGATAATGCCATTTGGGAGCTCGATATAAATAGGCACCCAAAGATCCCCATTCCACAGAGTTTTAGAGAGCACCCAATTCATTATGCCTCGTGCTCATCAGTTCCAAGTTAAAGCCAAAAATATCTTCCTTACTTATCCAAAATGCCCAATACCCAAAGAGCAAATGCTCGAACTCCTAAAAAACGTTTCTTGTCCTTCTGATAAATTATTTATCAGAGTGTCACAGGAAAAACACCAAGATGGGTCTCTGCATATCCATGCCCTCATCCAATTCAAAGGTAAATCCCAATTCAGAAACCCCAGACATTTCGATGTCACTCACCCTAATACATCAACCCAATTCCACCCAAACTTCCAGGGAGCAAAGTCCAGCTCCGATGTCAAGTCCTATATCGAGAAGGACGGTGATTACATCGACTGGGGTCAGTTTCAGGTCGATGGACGATCTGCTCGAGGAGGTCAACAGACAGCTAATGATGCTGCAGCAGAGGCCCTAAATGCAGGTTCAGCTGAAGCAGCTCTAGCAATTATTAGGGAGAAACTCCCGAAAGATTTTATTTTTCAATATCATAATTTAAAAACTAATTTAGATAGGATTTTTACACCTCCAGTGGAGGTTTATGTTCCCCCATTTCTTTCTTCTTCGTTCGATCAGGTTCCAGAGGCCATAGAGGAATGGGCCTCTGAAAATGTGATGGGTCCCGCTGCGCGGCCATTGAGACCTAAAAGTATCGTCATTGAGGGTGATAGTCGTACAGGCAAGACAATGTGGGCCAGGTCTTTGGGACCACACAATTATTTATGCGGCCATTTAGATCTGAGTCCCAAGATATATTCAAATGATGCCTGGTACAACGTCATTGATGACGTAGATCCCCACTACCTAAAGCACTTTAAAGAGTTCATGGGGGCCCAAAGGGACTGGCAAAGCAACACCAAGTACGGGAAGCCAGTTCAAATTAAAGGGGGCATTCCCACTATCTTCCTCTGCAATCCTGGGCCCAATTCCAGCTATAAAGAATTCCTCGATGAGGAAAAGAACTCAGCACTGAGGTCGTGGGCAATACATAATGCAACCTTCATCACCCTCGAAGAGCCACTATACTCAGGTACCAATCAAGGTCCAACACAGAGCTGCTAAGCGTAGAGCCATCCGGCGTAAGAGGGTTGATCTAAACTGTGGGTGCTCATACTACGTACACATCGACTGCCACAAATATGGATTCACGCACAGAGGAACCCATCACTGCAGCTCAAGCAGAGAATGGCGTGTATACCTGGGAGGTTCCAAATCCCCTGTATTTCAAGATAACAGAGCACCACAACAGGCCATTCCTGATGAACAAAGACATCATAACCGTCCAAGTCCAGTTCAACCACAACCTGAGGAAAGCGTTGGGGATTCACAAATGTTTCATAGCCTTCCGAATCTGGATGACCTCACAGCCTCCGACTGGTCGTTTCTTAAGGGTCTTTAAGACCCAAGTTATTAAGTATTTAGATAATTTAGGAGTTATCAGTATTAACAATGTAGTTAGAGCAGTTGATCATGTATTATGGAATGTATTACATCATGTTGTATATGTAGAACAATCATATTCAATAAAATTTAATCTTTATTAATTCGATACTGAATCATAGAAGTAGATCCGTATCTTCAATGTAGCATACACAGGGTTAGAGGCGTGGGTACACGCCATATACAACATCAACGCATTCTCAGTATGATTCTCATACTTGCCAGCCTCTTGCTGGTTATACACAACATAATTATTAACCCTAATAAACTTCTTCACGAGAGCCTGCTCCTTGGATGCATATTGACCACCGGTGACAGTTGCATGCCACTTTCTCAGCACCTGATACCTATCACGATGAACATTCTTCACAGTCGCCGTGCTGGGCTCATTATCAAACATGTTAAAAACCTCACCAAAATCTTGAGGCTTATCAACAGGCCTACGATCTCTAACAAGGAAAAACATAACACTATTCGTATGATTCTTAGTCTTGATGTTCTCGTCCATCCAGATCTTGCCCAAAACATAAACGGACTTCACACAGAACCTCTTGCCAACCCGGTGAGTCAGCCCAATACCACGAGTAACATCACTAACACACATTACTTTACCAATGTGCTGGATATCATGTCTGGACTCAAATGACTGGACCTTACACGGGCCTTCACATCCCCTCGGAACATCTGGGCTTCTGTACACCCTGTACATCTTGGGCTTTCGGTTCATGGGCCTGTTCGCCCATGCTCTTGCCTTTGTGACGCGGACAATGGGGGCAGCAGCACGGCTCGCATATGGGCTGTCGAAGTTCAGACGGCGGCGTACCTTCGAGGCGGGCGTGGAAATGATTATATCTGCTGGTCGCTTCGACATAATTTCTAGCCCTAATAACTGAAATCAAATCCCTAATTAAATCGTAGCCCAGAGTATCTGGGGAATACGTATTTTCTACTAACCGCAGGTATTTAACTGCTAGCATACACCTAAAACCGTGAACGGTTTCGGGAAACTCGTTTACTAAAGGGTCCCACATTGTGGATAAAGACCAATATTTGGGGACTAATTTATAGGGGGGACCACAAAACAATGAGACCATGAGGGACGATTCTCATTGGTCCACATGTCATTGTCAGTTAGCGCGTTGTGGGGGCCACAAAAAAAATCGCGGCCATCCGGT